CCCTGAGAAAGTACATGCTCTCCACCAATGACATAGGTAATAAAACCTATGTCTGGAGTATATCAGACGAGGAATGAAAAGTAAATGGAAAAAGAAGAATTGAAGAAAATCGAACAGGCATGTATACAGATTGCCGAGAGTATAGAACAGTTAGACCTTCATACATCGTTGGTCGTATACAACACCATCAACGTAATCAACAACATCGATAAGATAGCGGCGGCATTGCATCGTCCTGTAAAGATTAAATGTGGCGAGTGGCAGTTTTGGCGCACTGTGAGGTATAAAGGTGTTGTATTCCAGCAACAAGGATTTTATATACACACAAACAGGTAAATAACTAAATATTTTTCCACCGTCCTGTAGTCGGACGCTTACAGCAACTCATTGACTACTACGACACATAAACAGATACGTTTGTCAGAATATTTCTCCATTAAATAAATTTTACATACACAACAAGCGTCCGACTGCAGGGCGGTGGAAGCGGGAGCAGATATGGTAAAAATGATTGTCCTAAAGGACAGAGAAGAATGGTTACAGCACCGGAACCGAATCGGCGGATCAGATGCAGCGGCAATCGTTAACATGAATCCGTACCGTTCAAACATGGAACTGTGGCAGATCAAGACCGGTCAGCTGGAGCAGGAAGATATTTCCGACAAGCCTTATGTGAAATACGGGATAGAGGCGGAACTGCATTTACGAGCGTTGTTTCAACTGAATCATCCACAATATGAGATGCACTATGAAGAAAATAACATGTTCCTGAATGATAAGTATCCGTTCGGACATGCTTCGCTGGATGGCTGGCTAGTTGATGCGGATGGGCGCAAAGGTGTCTGGGAATGCAAGACCACCAATATTATGCAGTCCATGCAGAAAGAAAAGTGGAGAGACCGAATTCCGGATAATTACTACATACAGATATTACATTATCTGCTGATCACAGAGTTTGATTTTGTCGTATTGAATGCACAGCTGAAGTATGAATTTGATAACGAGGTTTATCTTCAAACACGCGATTATATGATTGAGAGATCAGAAGTACAGGAAGATATTGATTATCTGGAAGCAGAGGAAAGACGCTTCTGGCGACAAGTGCAGGAAAAAAGAAAGCCGGATTTGAAATTGCCGGAGATATAAAAAGGAGAAAAGCAATGGAATTAAAAATGAATGAGTATCAACTCCCGGAACAGATTTTGTTCAATTATGAGGAATTAAAAGCAGAGTTGACAGAAAAGGTACAGCACTATGAAACATTGGTGTATACCGATGATCAGATCAAGGAAGCAAAGGCAGATCGTGCAGCATTAAATAAATTGAAAAAGGCATTAAGTGATGAACGGATCCGCCGTGAGAAAGAATATATGAAGCCATTCGATGACTTTAAAAGCAAAATTAATGAGATTATCAGCATCATTGATAAGCCGGTTGCAGTCATTGATAAGCAGATCAGAGAGTATGAGGATAAGCGGCAGCAGGAAAAGTTGGAAGAAATCAAGAAGCTGTGGTTTGAGATGGAAGTACCGGATGGTCTGACACTGGATAATGTGTTTAACTACCGGATGTTGAATGCATCTTTCAACATGAAGCATGTGAAACAGTGCTTTATTGATGCTATTGATCGCTTCAACCGTGATATGGCGGTACTTGTGAATCTGTCAGAATACAGTTTTGAAGCACAGCAGACATACATTTCCTCACTTGACCTGTCAAAAGCCATGAATGAAGCAAATAGACTTTCACGACTGGCAAAACAGAAAGCTGAATATGAGGCAGCGGAGGAAGCAAAAAAAGCAGCACAGGCGGTTGCGCCGGATGTAAAAGAGGAACCTGTATCTGAAATGGGAAAAGCAATTTCCAGTATTGAAAAACAGGCATATGAGAAAGTCGTAAGTGTGGCTCCGACAAAGCAGTGGGTAGCATTTCAGGCATTACTTTCCACAGAGGATGCATTGGCGCTGAAAGAGTTTTTTAATAGTAGAAATATTGAGTTTAAAGCAGTTTAGGAGGAAAAGTTATGGCAGTACAGAACAGTTTGACAAAATCAAGAAGTAACCAGCGTTTTGGGATTACGGCATATCTGACACAGGATGCAGTAAAACAGCAGATCAATAACGTCATTGGCGGTAAGGACGGACAGCGCTTTATTTCGGCAATTGTGTCCGCGGTAAATACAAATCCCGCATTGCAGGAGTGTACCAATCAGTCCATTCTCTCCGGGGCATTACTGGGGGAATCTCTGAAATTGTCACCGTCACCGCAGCTGGGACACTATTATCTGGTCCCGTTCAATGACAAGGAAAAAGGAAAGGTTGCAACTTTTCAGTTGGGATATAAAGGGTATATTCAATTGGCGATCCGTTCCGGTCAGTACAAAAAACTGAATGTTATGGCAATCAAAGAGGGAGAACTCGAATATTTTGATCCGTTGAATGAGGATATCAAGATCAGTCTTATGGTTGACAGTTGGGATGAACGAGAAGCCACACCAACCATTGGATATTATGCTTTCTTTGAACTGACCAACGGATTCCGCAAAGCAATCTACTGGAGTAGAAAACAGATGGAATCCCATGCGGTTAAATATTCGCCAGGATATAAGCGTGATCTGGATAAGGGAACAAAATATACTTTCTGGTCGAAGGATTTTGATGGAATGGCATATAAGACCATGCTGCGACAGTTGATCAGCAAATGGGGGATCATGTCGATTGAACTGCAGAATGCGATTGATTCAGATATGGCGGTCATTAATGAAGATGGAACCAAAGAGTATGTCGAAAATGATGATTCTGTGATTGATATGCCGGAACAGACAGCAAATACACAGCCAGAACCAGTGCAGCAACCAACAGATGCACAGGCAGCACTGTTTGGAAATAACTAAGAGAAAGGATAGAAAATCATGAACAAAGTAGGATTGCAGGACATTGTAGGCGGACAGTTGCAGGAAAAGTTTAACCGTGCTTTTGAAAAGGTAGTGGAAAATCTACAGGATCCGAATACTTCCTTTAAGGTGAAAAGAGGTATTGACATCAAACTTGGTTTTACCCAGAACGAAAACCGTGATGATGTGAACGTATCGGTTGTAGTATCTGAAAAGCTGGCACCACAGCAGGATATGAGCACTAGCTTCTACATTGGCAAAGATCTTCAGACGGGCGAAGTATTTGCAGAGGAATATGGCAAGCAGGTACGTGGTCAGATGAGTTTAAACGAAATTGCGCCGGTGGAGCAAACCGTTTCAGCAGAGGTTATTGATACTGAGACAGGTGAAATCCTTGAGGATGCGGGCACAGTTGTTGATTTTAGAAAGGCTGCACAATAAGCAGAAAAGGTGAGAAAGATGATTAAAGATGCAATTCAGTATATCGTGGATGAGTTGAGTCATGCAGAGGAGTACATGATTAATGGGAGTGAATATTCGGATAAGAAGTTATACCGGATTGATCCGTATTTTCCGAAAGCGGATGTGATCGGAATGAGCACACTGACAAGTCTTGTAGAATATATCAAAGCGAAAATCGATTCCATGGACGAACGAATGATCATTCATGTAAAAGATCCGGAGACAGTAGAGTTGTGTTCCTGCCTGGATGAGAACCGCGATCGTGAGCACATGGTGACAGTAAAAGCTATGGTGCCAGATTTTAATTTCAACCATTTTATGGATCAGGAGAAGTTTTGTATTAACCTGCAGTCAAAATTTATTGATGATCCAGATACGGACCGTGCACTGCTGCTTAAGTTTGCGGGTACGGTAGAAGCAGGTACAGTGGCTGAATATGGTGATGACGGTGTTACACAGAAAGCTACTGTAAAGACAGGCATTGCGTCAAAAGGAGATGCGATCGTACCTAATCCGGCGAAATTAAGACCATACCGAACTTTCCTTGAGGTAGAGCAGCCGGTGTCCGAATTTATTTTCAGAATGAAACAGGATAAATGCGAAGGCATTACATGTGCGATTTTTGAAGCAGATGGTGGTGCATGGAAGGTGGCAGCTATGAAATCCATTAAGGATTACTTACAGTTTGAATTAGAAGATTACAAAGAGCAGTTCACAGTGATCTCATAAGGTTGTAACACCTGCCGGCAGGCAAAAGAAGCAGTTCATGCACAAAAACGTATATCACATATTTCTCCCAGTTGCGGTTGTGACTGGGAGAATAAAAAAGGCAGGAACGACATGGGAAAAATTAACAGCAAAGATAAAGGCGCCCGGTTTGAGCGGCAGCTTGCCGGTATATTTCGGGATTATGGCTATTCGGATGCAAGACGGACCGCGCAGTATTGTGGAAATACTGGAGATGCATCGGATGTAGTTGGACTTCCGGGAATCCATGTAGAAGCGAAGCATCAGGAGAAGATGCGATTGTATGACTGGGTAGAGCAGGCAAAACGGGATGCCACAGGTACCGGTGAAAAGCCGGTTGTATTTCATAAAAAGAATCATGCGGAAGTACTGGTAACGATGCGGCTTGATGATTTTATGGAGATTTATAGAGAATGGGAAGCAGGTAGAAAATAATGTCACGACCTTTAAAAGAGGGGTTGGACTATCTCACATTGGACTGTAACATGGATACTAATTTTAAATTGGTGGAAGCTGAGTATGGTTCAAAAGGGTTTGCTATAGTTGTCAGTCTCTGGCAGATGATCGTTGGAGAAAAAGGTTACTATAGTGAATGGAATGATGAAATAGCACTTCTGTTTGTGCGCGAAAGACGTCCGGACTGCGGTGTTAATTTAGTAAATGAAGTTGTAAAAGCTTGTATCAGAAGGGATATTTTTTCGGAAAAACTTTTTCAAAGATATCATATCCTTACATCCAGAGGATTACAGGAAAGATATTTGATAGCCACTTCACGCAGGAAAAATAGTGGGATCAGAAAAGAATATCTCTTACTTAAAGTCGCTTCAAAACAAGGCAATGATACAGAAACCCAAGTAAATGATAGTAAAAACTCCATTAATACAAACAATAATACACAAAGTAAAGTAAAGGAAAGTAAAGTAAAAGAAAGTAGAGTAGAGAGCACACCCGCCCGCCAGCAATCTGATTCAGAATTATATGCCGACTTGTGTTCAAAATATGGCAGAGCTTTTGTCGACGAACGGGTAGAACGTTCAAAGCAGTACAAAGGTACGAATATGCAGACTGTTGCCAAGTGGTGTGAGGAGGATTTCGGGAAGAAACCTGTACGTAAGCGGAATGGTTTTTGTAATTTTCGCGAGAGAGACAATGACTATGCAGAATTGCAGAAACAATTAGTGCAGAAAAGTTTGCTTTCGAATGACAAGAAAGGGGGAGGCAAATGAACGATTTGACAATTTTTAACTCAAATGAGTTCGGAGAGATTCGGACTGTGACGATTGATGGTAAACCGTATTTTGTGGCTACTGATGTAGCAACAGCACTTGGATATGTAAATCCAAGAAAGGCAGTAAACGACCACTGCAAGGGAGTAACGAAACGTGACACCCCTACATCTAGTGGGGTGCAACAGATGTCTTACATAAATGAGGGAGATTTGTACAGATTGATTATGAAATCGAAACTTCCAGCTGCTGAGAAATTTGAGAGTTGGGTAGTGGATGAAGTCCTTCCGACAATTCGTAAAACGGGTAGCTATAAGATACAGACTCCGCAGGGAAAAGAGCTGCTTGCGCTGGCAGTTCTGGAAGCACAGAAAACCATCGAAGCACAGACAGCTGAGATTGAGCGAATGAAGCCGAAAGAAATTTTTGCCGATGCGGTAGCAGCTAGTCACACATCTATTTTGATCGGAGATCTGGCGAAGCTGTTACGACAGAACGGCGTAGAGACCGGTCAGAGGCGGTTATTTGATTGGTTACGGGAAAATGGATATCTGATTAAAAGAAAAGGATCTGATTGGAATATGCCAACGCAGAGAAGTATGGAACTGGGATTGTTTGAAGTGAAAGAAAGTACCGTGAATAATCCAGATGGTTCGGTCAGGACTAATCGTACAACCAAGGTGACAGGCAAAGGGCAGCAGTATTTTATCAATAAATTTATTGGAAAAAGCACCCGTGTGGCACGGGGTTAGGAGAAAAGCGATGTTTAAGGTTGGAGAAAAATATAAAATTTACAGAAGTGGAGCAATAGAGCTTAAGGATAAGAAGTGGGTAAAGGCTGTGGTAGAGCATATCCCGGAACATGAGCGGTTTGTTCGTTTCCGGCTGCACTTTACAACCTGTTTTGGAGAACACACCAGCTATATTGAATCATTTACGATGAATGAGCTGGTGAAGATGATGAAAAACGGAGAGATGGTAAGAGCCTAGAGCTTGAATGAATCTTGGGTAACCTTGGATAGATTAAATAAGACTAAGACAAGGTGGAAAGGAAAAACAATGGAAAATAATTGGATAGACATAAACGATAGACTTCCAAATCCGGGAGAATATGTACTGGTGTCGTTTGAAAACGTTACACTTCCGGATATTGGAAGATACGAAACAGACAGTGATGGATCCGGAGCATTTTATCCGGGAGATGAAGATGCAAGTTACGCAAGCTTTGGGATATTTGTCAACGCATGGATGCCACTGCCAGAAATATACAGGAGAGAGGAGTAATCATGCGAACAATAGTGGAAACGTCAAAAGGGTATGTGCTGATAGACACCTGCGATACAGCAGATCACGGTTTAGAAACAATGGTATTTCGGTGCGCAGAAGATGGAGAGGTGAAGAACTGGAGCGATCTGGATGCCAGACGATATGCAACAATTCTAGAAGCAATGAAAGGGCACTGGAACATGGTAGAAAAGTGGAGGAACAAATGATTTTAAAATCTGTAAAATTAGAGAACTGGGCGAAGGACCAGAAGCGTGTAACTATTGGAAGAATCAGAAAAGAGTTTAACGTCAATGAGGAACGCGCACAGGTATATTACAATTACCTGAAGAATGCCGGTATCGCTGGCAGAATGGGGATGGTGAAAGATGCCAAGTAAAGTAGTAAGTTATGAATGCTGTATATGCAAGTGCCGATATACAGAATGGGAAGAAGCAAAGGAATGTGAAAAGATACATAAAATACCAGTTATTGTTGCAGATCCAATCTATAAAAAATCTCCATATAAATGTGTAAGAGAGTATCCAGAAGCAGTGCTTGTAGCTTTTAATGACGATGAAGTACTACCGTATTACAGAAGACAATGAGGTGAAATATGAAAAAGACTGATAAACAGCTGCAGCGGGAAGTGAAAGAGATACGGCGGTTTGTGGATGGGGATTCCAGAGATGTGGCAATGAAGCCAGTCTTAAAAACAGGAAAGTCCATTATACATTGCAACAAAGGCGACCAACCACATGAGTGGAAGTTTGAAAAATGGCAGGACTGGTGTTGTCCTGTGTGCGGATGGTTTGTAGGGCAAAGATACAATGCAACGCAGGATAAGCATCACGATCAGAGAAAATGTAATTATTGCAATGAGTGCGGGCAGAAATTGGATTGGAGTGATGTGAAATGAATATCGGAAAAGCATGTGCAATATTTGAACAGATTGAATCTGAAAGATATACAGACGAAGAAAAATTACTGGCAATACGTGAGGTAATTGAAATGCCAACGCATAATGGCATTACTAAAGACACGATTCTAAACGCTTTTAAATGGCTTTGGAATTATGCGATAGAAGAGGTGACAGAATGAGATTAATTGATATTGAAAAACTGCGAGGATGCACGATCATCCGTCCTTGTGATGAGTTGGAAGTGAAAGTGATAGAATCTTTCTCAGATAAGATAAAACATCAAGATATACCGACAGCTTACGATGTGGATGGAGTGGTGCGGAAGTTGGATGAAATGAAAAGAAAATCATTATATAGTCATACAATTTCTTTTTCGGATGAGGATTTAGGGAAAGCATTTGGATTTGAAATTGCTATTGATGTAGTAAAGAGAGGTAGAAAAAATGACAAATAGAGAAAAATATGCGGAACAGATTTTAGATATTGCATGTGGTGGTGATTATGTCGCTGTTAGAAAAAAAGACATGAAACCAGATTGGTGTAAAAATATTGAGTGCCATGAATGTTATTTTTACGTTTCTAATGGAGATTGTTATGATACTCGTAAAGAATGGTGCGAATCAGAATATATAGAACCACCAATTGACTGGAGTAAGATACCGGTTGATACGCCGATTTTGGTTAGAGATCATGAAAGTGCTTTATGGCGAAAAGCGCATTTTGCGAAATACAAAAACAATAAAATCTATACTTGGTTTGGCGGTAGAACATCGTGGTCCGGAACAGGAATGGTTGAGTGGAATTATGCAAAACTGGCAGAGGACGGTGAATAATGATGAACGAAAGATTTTTAGCGAAAGCAAAACATATTAAAACAGGTGAATGGGTAGAGGGATATTATTACAAAATGGCTGAAACAACATATTGTCCGATTGGAGATGTGCCGCCGATTCCAGTGCATCATTATATTTTGTATGAAACAATGACGGATTGGGGACTGCCAAACAGAATGTTGCAGTATGAAGTTGATCCAGATACACTTTGCCAGTGTACAGGTCTCAAGGACAAGAACGGCAAACAGATCTACGAGAATGACATCATGGAAGGACATATTGACGATCTCTTTCCGGAAGATATATCACAATTTAAGGTGGTGTGGAATGGCAACGGATGGGTAACAGTGCAGGCTGGATGTATGGATAGAGAGTATATTAGTAATTTCGAAACAGAAAACTTCGAAGTAGTAAGGAATGCTTTTGACAATATTTCTAATAGATCAACTAAACAGTTGAACAAAGAGTTGAACTATTGTGACATTACTTGATTACCTTGCATCCATGGGTGGCAATCCTGAATGGAGCCTGTCATATCTTAGATGGCAGCAGCTAAGAGGTGAGATACAGATAAGTGGCAGCAGGGCAACGCTGCAGGAGAGGAATAAGGGAGGCGATGCCGTTGGAGAAGATGACAAAGGAAAGATTGAAAGCGTATCGGAGCAATAAAGCAGAGATATTGGAACTGAATTATACGCTGCAAAACCGTTGGAAGTCAGATACTATGATCGGGAATGATGTAATATTTGATTACAGCAAAGGTTATCCGATGCCACAATGTGTGGTTGGGTTTGACCAGGAGAAATACGAACGATTGCAGGATCGTGATCTGAAGCGAAAGAAAGCTCTGGAGCAGGAGTGTAAAGAGGTGGAGCAATTCGTGGATGCAATACCGGATAGTTTGGGGCACCGTATCTTCCGGAAGCTGTTTATTGATGGCAGGAAGCCAGTAACACAGGAGCAGGTTGCAAAGAGTGTGCATTTGGATCAGAGCAGAATCAGTAGAAAAATTGATGATATTCTGAAAAACGCATAAAATGCATAAAAAACATATATATAATAATACTTGAGCCAAAGGCAGAAACCGGCGGCTCATTACGTAAATCCATTGTAAAAAACTATGAGAAATGCAGTCTATGATAAATAGGCTGCTTTTTTCATTCAAGATGATCAATAACCTTGCTGTAATAAATAAACTATATTGATAATAAATGCTAGATGATATATTATTAAATTAAGTTTATTTTACAGTGGAGGAGAAAGGTATGAGATTATATAATATGTATTTTACCTGCAAAAAATATATAGGAATCGTTGAAAGTATGACGGTTGATATGAAACGTGTGGGAAGTAATGAGATAAAATATATTGATAATTGGAAGCAAAAGAGTATTGTCTTAAATGAACTAGGACAGATGGAACCTTTACGAAAAAGGGCAAGAAATTTGTATGAAACTATACCTGTTATATATAGAGACCAAGATCGGTTTGACATTTCAGCAGAAACAGTAAAAAAATTTGTTGCGCAGAGAAACTTGTTGGTTGTAACAATGCAGACGATTATTGATCTGTATGAGAATATTAATCCAGACAAAAAACTTGATTGTGAATGCGGATTTGATGTAAAGATGCCTCAATTCGAAAGCATAGAAGAATTTGCAGATTGCATGAAGGATTTGAATTTTATTTTTAATAATTGTGCGTACTTAAAATCTGATTCTGCTGATATAAAATTTGGATCAGTTGATGTAGGATCGGTATGGATCACATTTTTAATAGTTGGAGCGGGAGCAGCAACAATCGTTTCTAATTTGGCAAAAATCGTTGATATGTCTGTTAAAATTAAATCGCATTTGTCAACTGTAAAAATGCAGGAAGAAGCATTGAGGTCTGTAGAATTAAAAAATGAAGTATTAACAGAAGTTTTGGATGCATTCAAGAAGACGAATAAAGTTATAACAGATAAGTGTGTCAAAGAACTTGAAGGAGAGTTGGGAGAATTAAAAGATGGAGAAGAAGAAGACAAAGTTGGCAGATGTATTCAGAAAATGGGGGATTGGTTAGATAAAGGAATGCAGATATATTCTTCTATTGATGCACCGCAAGAGATAAAAGATGTATTTCCAGAACAACCAGAAGTAAATTTTTTATCAGATGATATAGTGAAATTATTAGAAGAAAAAAATAAATAAAAGCAATTAGGGCAGCAGGATTTACCTGCTGTCTTTTTCTATACTACAAAACGACGAATGAGAGGTGAAGGTACATGGCAAGAGCACCAGATCCGCGAATCGAAAAGGCAAAAGCCATGTATCTGGAAGGGCTGAAATTAGTTGAGATTGCAAGTCAACTAAATTTACCGGAAGGGACGGTTCGACGATGGAAGTGTACTCATAAGTGGGATAGTGAACGTTCGGATAAGAAAAGCGAGCGTTCGAATAGAAAAAAAGGCGGACAACCGGGGAATAAAAATGCAACAGGACCGCCAAAGAATAAGAACGCTGAGAAGCATGGCTTCTTTTCAAAATATCTTCCGGAAGAAACACTATCCATTATTCAGGAGATGCCGGAGAATCCATTGGATGTCCTCTGGGATCAGATTCAGATTGCTTATGCTGCTATTATCAGGGCGCAGCAGATCATGTATGTGCGTGATCAGGAAGATGTGACAACAACAAAGATAGCAGAAAGCGAAGGAAATGTATGCTCTGAGAAATGGGAAGTGCAGCAGGCCTGGGATAAACAAGCAAATTTTTTATCTGCTCAGGCCAGAGCGCAGAAAACTCTGGAGGGAATGATCAACCGGTACGAGGATCTATTACATAAGAACTGGGATATGGCAACCGAGGAGCAGAAAGCAAGAGTTGAACAGATTACTGCAAAGACAGAACTACTCAAAGCAAAAGCGCAGCTTGATGATGATACAGAAGTAGTAGACGATGGATTCCTTGAAGCATTAAAGGGAACAGCGGCAGAGGATTGGTCAGATGCGGAAGATTAAACAGTTTTTCAAATTCCAGCCATTTTCCAAGAAGCAACGTAAAGTACTGAACTGGTGGACGGAGGATTCACCGGTAAAGGATTCTGATGGCATTATAGCAGACGGAGCGATCAGATCCGGTAAAACAGTGAGTATGTCGTTATCATTTGTGCTGTGGGCGATGTGCAGCTTTAACGGCCAGAATTTTGCTATGTGCGGAAAAACAATCGGTTCGTTCCGTAGAAATGTATTGTTTTGGCTAAAATTGATGCTTCGTTCTAGAGGATATCGCGTAATGGATCACCGAGCAGATAATCTAGTGGTTATCTCAAGGGGCAGTGTAGAAAATTATTTTTATATATTTGGTGGAAAAGATGAACGATCACAGGATCTCATCCAGGGAATTACTCTGGCTGGGGTCTTTTTTGATGAAGTGGCATTGATGCCGGAGTCATTTGTGAATCAGGCGACTGGTCGATGCTCTGTGGATGGATCCAAGTATTGGTTCAACTGCAATCCAGATGGTCCATATCACTGGTTCAAACAGAACTGGATAGATAAACGTAAAGAAAAGCATCTATTGTATCTGCATTTTACAATGGATGACAACTTGAGCCTGTCAGAAAAGGTGAAAGCCAGATACCGCAGCATGTACACCGGGGTATTTTACAGACGTTATATTCTTGGACTGTGGGCGATGGCTGAGGGCATCATCTATGACATGTTCATTGAAGAACGTCATGTGGCAGATCCGGAAACATTCAGTGATTCATTACTTGATGGCAACAGATATGTCAGCTGTGATTACGGTACCCAAAATGCAACGGTGTTTCTACTTTGGAATCAGGGAACAGACGGTATCTGGTATTGTACACGGGAATATTACTATTCCGGACGTGAAGAAGGTCAGCAGAAGACCGATGCAGAATACGCAGATGATCTGGAAAGCTGGCTGTCTGGGACAGATATCAATGCTGTGATCGTAGATCCGGCAGCAGCATCATTTATTGCTGAATTAACAAAACGCGGCTACAGGGTAATAAAAGCCAAGAATGATGTGGCAGATGGTATCCGTTTGGTAGCAACAAAACTGAACTTGCTGAAAATAGTATTTTCAAACATTTGTCAGAACACGATCAAAGAATTTGCTTCTTATATTTGGGATGCAAAGGCAGCAGAACACGGTGAGGACAAGCCGGTGAAACAGTATGATCATGCCATGGATGCAGTGAGATATTTTGTATATACAATCCTGGGTGAACGTCCACGGTTGAATCGAAAGGTAAAAGGAGGCATATAGCGTGAGATATAGATTGGCAGCAGAAAAAAGGCTGACAGATGATAAATTGATGGAATTTATCCGAAAACACGATGCAGAATGCGCATTCCGATTGCAGAAGCTTTGGGATGCATACATGACAGATTATCCGATTTTTCACGAAAAGGAAAAACCTGCGTGGAAGCCGGACAACCGAATTGCTGTCAATTTTGCAAAATACATCGTCGATACGATGAACGGATTTTTCCTTGGAAACCCTATCAAGATTTCGGTGGATGGAGAAGCAGACAATATAAAAAAATATGTGGAATTTCTTGACCAGTACAATGATCAGGATGATAACAACGCGGAATTGTCAAAATTATGCAGCATATTTGGAAATGGATATGAAATGTATTATGTGGATCCAATCGGAAACGTTGGCATTACATATCTCTCTCCTATGGATGGATTTATGATCTATGATGATTCGGTATTGCAGCGCGAACGGTATTTCGTGAGACTGTATATCGATGATGATCAGGTATTGCATGGAAGTGTAGCAGATGATGAGAATGTACGATGGTTTACCATAAAAGGAAAACTTGTGTGGGATGAGGATGAAAAGAAGCATGGGTTTGAGGGAGTGCCAGCGACAGAGTATGTAGAAAACCGGGAGCGGATAGGAATCTTCGAACCAGTCTTGACCATGATCAATGCTTACAACAAGGCAATCAGTGAAAAAGCCAATGATGTGGACTATTTTGCAGATGCCTATTTGAAAGTTTTGGGAGCGTATCTTGATAAGGATGATGTAAAGTCTATCAGGGATGACAGGATCATCAATTTTGATGGAGAGGCTGACAAGTTGAATGTGGATTTTTTACAGAAGCCAGATGGTGATACGACACAGGAGCATCTGATTGATCGACTGGAAAAACTGATTTTTCATATCAGCATGGTTGCCAATATTTCGGATGAAAATTTTGGGACAAGTTCCGGGATTGCCATGAAATACAAGTTGCAGGCGATGCACAATCTTGAGAAGACAAAAGAGCGAAAATTTACTTCTGGAATGAACCGGCGCTATCATCTGATCTTTTCAAATCCAGTTTCCGGTATGAAAAATGAAGACTGGGTGAAGTTACATTACAAATTCACACCGAATATTCCGGCGAATGTGCTGGAAGAGACGGAGATTGCCGGCAATCTGGATGGAATTGTATCACAGGAAACTCAGCTTGGTACATTGTCTATTGTGGATAATGTGCAGGCGGAGATAGATAAGCTTGAGGAAGAGCAGAAAAAGAATCAGGATGATGCTGTTATGAGAGGATTGTTCGGAGGTGCAGCAGGTGACATCACAGGAGTATTGGAAAAAGAGGGAGTCGGCTCAGCGAAAGCATAACATCACTGAGGAGAAGGAATATCAAAAACGCATTCAGAAAATCTTCCAAAACATGCAGGATGAGATCACGAAAGAAATTAACGGCTTTTATGTGAAGTATGCCAGAAAAGAGGGAATCACTTTGGCAGAAGCAAAAAAGAAAGTGTCTCAGCTTGATATTGAAGAGTATGCACGAAAAGCTGCAAAGTATGTGAAGGAGAAAGATTTTTCCAAGCAGGCAAATGAGGAGATGCGCCTGTACAATGCCACAATGAAAATAAACCGATTGGAACTGCTGAAAGCAAACATTGGTCTGGAAATGGTATCTGGATTTGATGAACTTCAGCAGTTTTTTGATGAAACACTTACAAAGCGGGCAATGGATGAGTTTCAGCGGCAGGCTGGAATACTTGGAGTAACGATTCAGGATAATGCAAAAGCAGCAGATGCGCTTGTAAATGCATCATTTCAGAATGCTACATTTTCGGACCGTGTCTGGATGTATCAGGACATGTTGAAAGCAGAATTGGCAAACTTGTTGCAGACAGGATTGATCAGAGGTCAGCATCCAAGGAAACTTGCTACCCATTTGAAAAAACGGTTTGGTGTCAGTCAATACAATGCAGAAAGATTAATGATCACGGAGTTAGCCAGAGTGCAGACAGAAGCGCAAAAGCTGTCGTTTGAGAGAAATGATTATGAAGAATATCAGTTTCATGCACTTGGAACTGCCTGTGGTGCTTGTCGTGCGTTGGATCAGAAGCATTTCCCGGTAAAAGATATGATGCCGGGAGAGAATGCACCGCCGATGCATCCACATTGCCGATGCTCTACAAGTGCTTACATGGATAGAGCGGCATTTGATAAGTGGCTGGAAGAACAGAAAAGTAGACTTACGTTAAATGAAAAGGCAGCAGTTGTACGATATATAAGTCCAGATGCATATTCGCTCAATGATAAGTTGCGAAGAAATGCCAATTCAGAATTGACAGATATTGAAAGAGAATGGATCAAGAATCTTGATGCTGCTCTTGAAAAATTACCAACTTACAAAGGAAATCTAAATCGTTCTGTGACATTTGCATTCAAAGAGGATGCTCAGGAATTTTTTGATGAATTTGAAGTGGAAAAAGAATATATTCCGAAACAATACTTGTCAACAACTAAAAGCGGTGTGTATAATGATGATGCACAGGTACAGATTTATATCCAAAATGCGAAAAATGGGAAAGATCTTAGAGAGCTAAATGATATGGAAAATGAAGTGCTTTATCCATACATGGCAAAATTCAAAGTAATTAACAAAGTTAAAGAGAATGGAAAGTTTTACATTCTTTTGGAGGAGTTGGAATAATGGCATTAACAGCACGAGAGTGGTTGCTGCTTCCAGAGGATGAGCAACAGCGTAGGAAAAATGAATTATCTCCTCATGAATGTTTCTTATTGCGGACTGACTTGGAGTATATAAATTTCTCTGAAGAGGAAAAGAAAAATATGTCACCTGAGAAAAGAGAGGCATTTCTTCATCCAAAAGAGCGTACAGAGGAAGAAAGAGAAGCATTCAATCAGAAATGTAAGGAAATTTTTAAGCGCATGTCAGAAGAAGCAAAGAATAAGTTATAGATACCACTGATCAGAAATGGTTAGTGGTATTTTTATACGCAATTTTAGAAAAAATATTATTTTCTATGATTTATACAAAAATGAAGTGGCTATACATGTTTTGAGTATGTCAGCATGTACAATGACAATTTCAAAACACGACATATATATGACAATGATAAAAAAATGACAATTTGTGGCATTTGCATAAAAACAGGAGTGTGAATATGTGCATGGTGAATAAAAATGAGAAGATGAGCAAAATGAGCTGATTTGCGCAATGCGAAAAAAGGTGTTATAAAGACATTGTGATGTGACAACAAAGAATTTTGCGCCGGCGCAAAAAAGTGCCACCGATTGTCGGTGGCATAATTAATTGAGTGGAAGCGAGTCATCGGAATCTGGAAGAGCAGATGTCCATAACTGGTTTGCACTTGAAATGGGGATATTATATTTATCTAGTTGATCTTTGAGCCATAGTTCATAGAGACTATTTTTTATAGTTCCTTTTTTTAAAAGTTTTAACATGTCATTCCATTCATCAAAAAAATGCGTGATTTTTGTATCATTAAAGCGAATAGCCCCAATTTTTGGTGCATCTGAGCCGAAGAAAAAGCCGTCAGCTATATCTGGAGTATCATAGCCGATTTCGGTGATTAAATTTTGGGTATTGACGATAGAGGTCAAAACTCTAATGACATCCGAGTATGTCGACATTATGTTGGTTGATGATTTATTATCACTAAGACCACATAACCAGTCTAATGATACATTATAAGTAGTTGCTATACTTATAAGAATTTCACAGGAGGGAACACGATCTTTGTTTTCGTATCCTGAAAGCGCATTTTGGGAAGTTCCGATAGATGTTGCAAAATCGCGTTGTGTTAAGTTGTGAGATAATCTCAACTCCTTTATACGAGAAGCATAATTAGAATACATACAAATTCTCCTTTCTTGTTGATTTATATACATATTATCATATGTGTATTAATAACACAATTAAAAATCACAAATATGATAAATATCATATTGACATAATAAATATCACATGATAATATCTTAATCGAAAGGTGGTGAAATAAATGAGAAGAGTTACTTTTTTGATTGATGATGACTTATTTAAAAAAGCAAAAATTAAAACAATTGAAGCTGATATGAATATGACAGAATACATAACGATGTTAATAAAGTCAGATTTGCTCAGTAAAGAAACAAAAAAAGAACAAACACTTTAGCTTTGGACGGCATGTGTTTGTTCTAGGTTACGAAACAAGTGAAATGCACTTGATTTCTATGTGCATTGTAACTTGTTCCTGCAAAAAAGTCAATTTTTAGAAAGGAATTTTTTGAAATGGAACAGATTGAAAAAATATTTTATGACTGGACAGATGATCAGACTGATAGCTGTGAGTTAAGAACAATGTATGTAAAATTAGAAGATGAACTTACAAAACAGATTGGTAAAGAAAAATATTCAAAGTTTGAAGACCTGATTATGGATTGTATACTTTGCGAGAGATTGGAAGCGTTTAAAGGCGGTTTCAAACAGGCAACAAGTTTATGGAAGGAATGCCTTTAGGCGGAGGTAGTGACATGGAATTAGTAAGTACATCAACACAGACACCCATTGAAATCGCGTTGGGAATTGATGAAGACGGAATGACAACAGCAAGAGCACTATATGATTTTTTGGAGTTAAGGAAAGCAGATTTTGCAAGGTGGGCCAAATCAAACATCACAGGAAATGAGTTTGCTATAGAAAATGAGGATTATTGGCGAGTCCGCATTGATGCGGAGACGCCGACAGGTGGAGTGGTAAAGCGAGAGGATTACAAACTCACAGCGGGATTTGCCAAGAAACTTTCCATGCAGTCAAAAAGCGAGCGTGGTGAACAGGCTCGTCAGTATTTCCTTAAAGTAGAAGAAAAGTTAAAAGAAACTGCCCGCCGGGTTCCGATGACGGTACCGGAGCAGATCCAGCTTCTTGCCATGGGAAATGTGGAACTTAACCAGAAGGTTGACAATCTCGACAAAAAGATTGAGCAGTTGGAATACGATCTGCCGATCCTTGGCATTGAAATTGATAAAATCACAACAGCGGTGAAAAAGAAAGGTGTACAGTGCCTTGGAGGAAAGAACAGTAATGCCTATCAGGATAAATCACTCCGGGGAAAGGTATACAATGATATTTACCGGGAACTGAAGCGTCAGTTTGGTGTTAGTACATATAAAGCAATCAAACGTAGCCAGTGCGATACGGCAGTTGGAATAATTACCGAATATCAGCTTCCTTATGTACTGGTGGAACAGGTACAGCTTCAAAATGGCCAGTTAGGTTTATGGGGCAGTACAGAAAATTAAATAATTGAGATGGAGAGAGCTTGGGAACAGGCTCTCTTTTATAATTCAGAAAGAAGGTGTTGACTATGAAGAAGCAGGGAAAAAGAGCAGGGTAGAAAGGCGGTGATCCAGAATATCTCCCACCGGCAGGGAATGACCGGAACGACAGGAGGTGGTACATTTGATTGAAGTGAACGTCCGTGACGATGGTGTGACAATATCAGGGCATGCGGGATATGCGGCATTTGGATATGATATTGTTTGCGCCGGCGCAACGGCATTGGCACAGACACTGATCAAATCTGTGGAGGATCTGACAGAAGATGAAATAAAATACGATATCAGTCCCGGATGGGTTGATATAAAATATGGGAATTTATCAGAAAAGTCAAAAACTCTGGTAGATTCCTTTTTCATTGGCATTCAGTTGATTGTTAATGAATTTCCGGAAAATATTCGGATTGTGTAACTGATGTGACCGGAATGTCGTAAAACTATGGTTCGACGCAATGACCTGGGCTTAAGTGAATGGGTTGGAGCAGAAAGAGGTAACTTATGAAATTTATGAATATGCATTGGAGAGTTCCAATGAGCAACCTGCAGTTATTTGCAGACGGTGGTGGAGATGGCAGCGGATCCGGAGATGGAGACGGTGGTGGAGCTGGCACAGGTTCTGGAGATAACGGCGCATTATCTTTTGATGATTTCTTAAAAGGTGAGGGAAATCAGGCAGAGTTTGACCGCAGAGTACAGAAAGCAGTCAATACAGCAGTGACCAAAGCACAGGAAAAGTGGGAGGCACTGACTAACGATCAGCTGTCAGAAGCGGAAAAACTGGCTAAGATGACAAAAGAGGAAAAGGCACAGTACCAGAATAAGAAACTGGAAAAGGAACTGGCTGATCTGAAACGTCAGAATGCAATCACAGAGATGGCAAAGACAGCGCGGAAGATGCTGGCTGACGAAGAAATCAATATCCCGGATGAACTTCTGGGACATCTGGTATCTGAAAATGCAGAGGATACCAAAACAGCCGTTGAAGCCTTTGCGAAGATGTACAAGGCAGCAGTGCAGGCGGCAGTGAAAGATGCACTGAAAGGAAATCCACCAAAGGCAGGAAGTGGTGGAAAAGGAAACATGACAAAAGATCAGATTCTGGCAATCACAAATCCTGCGGAGAGACAGCGTTTGATTGCAGAGAATATGGAGTTATTTCAGTAAAGGAGATACAGAGAATGCATAATATTGAAAAATTAGGACTGCAGGTGTTTGCGGCACCAGCAGGTTTAACAGGACAGGACCAGATTCAGGTAAGAGCTAGAGAGATTGACTTTGTCACATCTTTTGGTAAGAATCTGCAGACATTACTGGATATTCTGGGAATCACCAGAATGATTCGCAAAGAGAACGGATCCGTATTAAAGACAAAGAAAGTAAAAGGTACCTTACAGTCTGGTGACGTTCCGGAAGGTGATGAGATCCCGTTATCTCAGTACACGGTAGAGGAGCAGAACTTCGATACCATTAAAATCGAGAAATACCGTAAAAGTGTTTCTCTTGAAGCAATCGCAGAGAGAGGCTATGATGCGGCGGTACAGTCCACAGATGAGGAATTTAAATCTGATCTGACCAATGTAGTATCCGATAGATTCTATGCACAGTTAAAAGCGGGTTCCCTTGTTGGCCATGAATCTACATGGCAGATGGCTTTTGCGATGGCAATCGGTAAGGTTGTAAATAAGTTTCAGGAAATGAAACGTACAGCAACCGGTGTCGCTGTGTGGGTAAATACTCTGGATGTATACAAGTACCTTGGCGCAGCAGATATCACCGTGCAGACAGCATTTGGCTTTAAATACATGAAAAACTTCATGGGAGCAGATGTTGTGTTTATGACATCGCAGATTCCGGAAGGTGTGGTTATTGCAACTCCACTCAACAACATGGTTGCATATTATGTTGATCCAGGTGATTCTGAGTTTGTAAAAGCTGGTCTGCAGTATACCACAGATCCCACAACCGGATTCATCGGATTCCATGTACAGGGTACTTATGAAAGAGCTATTTCGGACATGTTCGCTATTATGGGGCTGCGTCTGTTTTGCGAATATCTGGATGCGATTGCTTATATTTCTGTTGGTGACTCAGACACTCAGACTCTTGGAACCCTAAATGTGACATCTGCAGCAGGTTCAGAGACAGGTAAAACGAAACTTACCGTAAAAGAGCAGATTATGTCTCCGAAAAACTGCTGGAAGTACAAAGATGCAGCAGCGGCAACTTCTGTGACTTATGGCATGGATGTGAAAGGCTGGTCTAAATGGGATGGTGAATCCGAGATTGTGTCAACAGCAGCTCATCACATTACTTTAGTTGAGTGTGATCAGAACTATAAGGCAGTTCGTTCCGGAGATGTTACCGTTACTGTAAATGCAGGAGCGTAGGAGGCTGCCAATGTATAAAGTAATCAAATATTTTACAGATCTGCATGATGCGGATCATGAGTACCATCCGGGGGATATATTTCCCCGAAAAGGTGTAAAAGTAACAAATGCGAGAATTGAAGAACTTGCCGGGGAGAAAAACAAACAGGGTGTGCCGCTAATCGAGAAAGTGGACGAATCTGCCGGAAAGTAATGAGGTGAAGATATGCTGGAAGGATTGAAGACAGATTTAAAAATCTTGCTTGGAATAAGTGAAGATGATGAATCACAGGACGCTAAGTTACTTTTAATTCTGAAAGCGACCAAAAAGCGTTTGAAATATCTGCTTGGCGGAATAGAACCACCAGAAGAGATGAATTACATCGTCTTGGATGTTTCAGTTATTCGATTTAATAAAATCGGATCAGAAGGGCTTTCTTCCCATACTGTAGAGGGAGAGAGCCAGTCCTGGTCCTCAAACGATTTTGCCGGGTATATGGATGACATTCAGGCATATCTGGATAGCCAGAAAGAGGCTACGAAAGGGCGGGTGAAATTCCTGTGAGATACGATACACCGATTTATTTCCAGAAGATCACACCTGGAGAATATAACGATACAACTGGAAACTATGCAGTGGATTCCATAGAGGAAACACTGCGTTATGCATCTGTCATGGATACAGGGATGCAAATGCTGACACTGGTATATGGAAAAATTCGACAGGGAAGTCTGACCATCCATTTGCAAAATCAGTATCAGGATTCATTCGACCGTATCCGGATTGCGGACAAGTTATACCAGGTGGATTCTGTAAGAAATCTGCGGGTAAAGCAATGCATGGTTATAAGTGAGGTGCAGACATGAAGTTGACAATGACGGGAACAAATGAATTAAGAAAAAAACTGCAGCAGAATAGCAAGCTGGATGCGGTGAAACGTGTTGTAAAGATGAACGGAGCGGAGCTGCAGGCTAAGGCACAGCGCAATGCTCCGGTGGATACCGGTACATTGAAACGTAGCATTTCATTGGTGCTTCGTGATGGTGTGTTGACTGCAGAAAGCGAAGCAACGGCAGAATATGCACCGTATGTGGAGTGGGGCACCAGATTCATGAATGCACAACCGTTTATGCGTCCTGCTTATTATGCACAGAAAGAACAGTTTAAGCGTGATCTGAACAAGATTGTAAAGTGAGGAATGAGATGGATCCACAACAGGAGTTATTCAGTGCACTATTGGTTGAACTGAGAAAAAAGTATAAAGATACGGGAACCGGTGTGTATGATACATTTCTGCCGCCGGAAGGAACACCATATCCGTTTGTATATCTGGGAGATAGTGAACAGAATACAAAAAAGACAAAATCAAACCGGATTGGGAGCTGCCAACAGATAATCAATGTCTGGCACAGCAATCCAAGACAGCGTGGAACGGTATCGGGGTTGCTGTCTGAAATAACCAGTATTTGTAAAAAGCTGGAACATACCGCACATTATTCCTGGATGCTGAAAGAAGTGACACAGAGGATTGTGCCGGATACAACGACAAAACGGCCACTTCTGCATGGAATATTGGAAGTGGAATTCTGGTTTAGTTAGGAGGAACAAAATGAGAGTAAGAGAATTACAGGGACTGCAGTTATTTGCGGAAGCCGTACAGGGTAAAAAAATCGTGTACTTGTTCCGCATCAAATCAAAAGCTGCAAGCAATGATGCAAAAACGATTGCATTTACAACGGAAAACGGAAGAACCAAGAGTAAAGATGCGGATTCTACCATGACAAAGGATGGACCAATCCGTACACCGGGTACTACGGAGACAGAGATCACCGTATCATCCATCCTTGCGAAAGGGGATGAACTGATCGATGAACTGGAAGATGCAATGGACAATGATGAACTGATGGAAGTATGGGAAGCAAATCTTGCGGAAGCTTCTTCTGGATCTAATAAGTTCAAAGGCATGTATTTCCAGGGATATCTGACCAGTTTTGAGAAGGCATCTCCTGCAGATGATTTTGTGGAATTATCACTGACCTTTGGTCTGAATGGCGCGGGAAAACGCGGAGATGTAACCGTGACTGCAGAGCAGCAGGAAGCGGCGGAGTATGTGTTTGCAGATACTCAGAAAACTGGAGCGTAAAAGTTGATATAGGGAGAGCGGCATAGGCTGCTCTCTTTTTTGAATGAGGAGGAAAATCACATGGTTTTAAATATCAATGGAAACGATTATGAGATTCATTTCGGGATTGGATTTGTAAGAAAACTGGATGAAAAATATTTTGTAACAAGCCAGTCTGGTGTTAAGTTTGGAACCGGTCTGGAAACAAAGGTACCGATGCTTCTGGATAACGATGCAGTAACATTAGCTGAATTTCTGTATGAGGGAACCTGTGCAGAAAAGAAACGTCCGACGTTGAAAGAAGTGGATGCGTACATTGATCAGGTGGACGACATCGATGCTCTGTATGAAGAGGTAATTGATGAGTTAAAAAAGCACAACGCAACGAAGGCGAAGATGGCGCAGATGCAGAAGCTGATGGATGCGGCGAACAAGAAATAACATCTTCACTGGAAACTTACGACAATATTGTCCTGAACAGTCTGCGCTATCTTGGAATACATGATTTTACTGAGATTGATCGCATGACAATGTATGAATACTGCGTGCGAATGAAAGCACACAGACTACAGCAGGTAGACCATGAATATATGCTGCATTTACTGGCATGGCAGAGCTGGGATGTGCAGGCCATGAAAAAGCAGGGCAGAAAGAGAGTTCCGGTGTATAAAAATTTTAGCCAGTTTTTTGATTACGATGAAAAAGTGGAAGAAGCGATGACCGGAAAACCGGTAAAGCGCCATGGAATTGGCAAACGTCTGATGCAGGCGGCAAGAATGCAGAAGGAAAGGAGGAAAAAGGATGGAAAGCTATAGTGTACAGGCGGTCTTAAGTGTAGCAGACCAGGGATTTACCACAAAAATGAATGCAGCGGCAAAGTCATTGGATCAGATTGATTCCGGAGCAACACAGTCGAAGAGAAGCCTGATGGATGTTGCCAAAGGCGCAGGTGCTTTTAAAGTGGTGGATATGGCTGTAAATAAGGTGAAATCTTCCGTGGATGGAGCAATTAAACGATTTGATACCTTAAACCAGTATCCGAAAGTTATGCAGCAGATTGGATTCTCTGCGGAAGATGCGCAGAAATCCATGGATCAGTTATCAACCGGAATTGACGGATTGCCGACTTCATTGGATAGCATCGTATCTTCTACGCAGGGAATTGCGGTTCTGACCAGAGATCTGGAGGAGCAACAAAAACATCCATTGCATTAAATGATGCGTTCCTGGCATCTGGTGCAGCTACGGCAGACGCGGAACGAGGTCTGACACAGTATGTTCAGATGCTTTCCAAAGGTTCTGTTGATCTCCAATCCTGGAGAACTCTGCAGGAGACGATGGGACCAGCATTATATGATGTGGCAGAGGCATTTGGATATGCCGGTGAATCGGCACAGAATGATTTGTATGCAGCATTACAGAGTGGACAAATTACATTTACCCAGTTCAATAATAAGCTGATTGAATTGGACAGCGGTGTAAATGGATTTGCAGAACGTGCGAGAACAGCCAGTGCCGGTATTGGAACATCTTTCCAGAATCTGAATACAGCAGTGGTTCGTGGAATGGAGAAAGTGATCCGTTCCGCAGACAACAGTTTGACCGAAGCTGGTCTGCCGAATTTCCAGCAACAGTTGGAGAGCACAAAGACTGGTGTGAATACTGCATTTACCGTGGCAAGTGAAGAAGTTGGCAAGTTCGTGAAGATTGCAGCTCCTGGAGTAAAGCTGGTGACCAACAATCTGGATACACTGATTCCTGTACTTGGAACGGCAACGGGCGGTTTTGTGGCATACAAAGCGGCAATCGCTATTGATGACAAGGTTAAGCGATTAAATACCGTCTGGAAAGAGGGAAAAGAACGACTGCAGGCAATGCGGAGTGTTATGGATCTCCAGACAGCAGCTGTGAAATCACAGGAAGCAGCCACGATTGCGGCTACACGTGCACATGAATTAAGCACCAAAGCCAGTGTTGCACAGAAAAAGGCAGAGGAAGCACAGACAGCAGCTAAGACACTTGCGACAAAAGCAGCTAAGGCACAGGAAAAAGCAGATATAGCGCAGGCGAAAGCCAGTGCGGCTTCTTCGACTTCAACGGAACTCAGTGCAGAAGTTGCAAAATTAAAGTCAATAGCGGAATCTACGAATGCGGCAGCAACCAAGGCAAGTGAAGACGCAGAAAGAAAAGCGGCTATTGCGGCACAATACCAGGCGCAGGCAAATAAAGCGGCAGCTATGTCTGTCAATGCAGAGACGATTGCACAGGAAGCGAATACAGCCGCTGAGACAGTTGGTGCCAGAGCTGCAGAAGCAAGCAATGTGGCGATTGCTGTAAAAACAGCAGCAGTGGGTGTGCTTTCTGGTGAAATCAGTTTGGCAACGGCAGCACAATTAATCTGGAATGCTGCTATGGAAGCGAATCCAATTGGAGCAGTTGTTGCAACCATTGCAGTATGTGTGGCTGGCATTGTTGCTCTTGTAAAAATCATCAGCAAGCTGAATAAGAAAATGCAGGATGAAAAGAAGCGCCGGGAAGAGCTAGTAGATGCTATCGATGAACATACCGAAGCGATTGATTCCAATAAAGACAGCCGAAAAGCGGAACTGGAGGATATCAAAGCGACCACATCTGCAAATAAAAAACTGATTGACCAGATTGTGGAACTTTCCCAAAAAGAGCGCAAAACTGCAGAAGATAAAGCAAAACTGCAGGGACTGGTAGAAACATTAAATGGTTCTATGGATGATCTGAATCTTTCCTATAGTGAAGAAAAAGATCAGCTAAATATGACAAGTGAAGCGCTGCAGGAAAAAGCGGATGCTTATGCCCGGTTGGATGAAGCGTCTGTAGCACAGGAAAATCTGACCAATGTTCTGAAGGATCAGGCACAAGTGGAAGCAGATTTGGAAGAAGCAACCAAAGCAAAAACAGATGCGGAGCAGAAATATAAAGAAGCAATCTCCGATGGAACATCATACCGTCAGTATTATAAAACTATGACAGAGATGGGAGATAAGCAGACGGAACTGAAAGAAAAATTGCAGCAGTTGGAATCTGAGGAACAGCAGTACAGCGAAATCGTTGCACAGACACAGGCAGCGGCATCACAGGCTACGTCAGAGAATACGCAGCAGCAGAAAATCAGTCTGGAGAGTCTTTCAGAAGTACAGCAGGATACCGTAGACCGTATCACAGATGCTTATCAGACAATGACGGACAGTCTCGGTTCCTTAAATGACAAAATTGAGGAAGATAATGAGACAACATGGTCCAGTGTTCAGAAGAATCAGGCAGATACCATTCAGAAGACACAGGAATTTGCAGATTTGTATTCACAGGCCATCAATGCAGGAGTCAGTGAGAGTTATCTGAACGCAATTGGAGCTACTGGACCGGAAGCATTACCGTTATTGCGTGACATGATGAACAGCGGTGTGGATGAAGTTCTGGCGGCACAGGATCAGTGGGAACAGGCATATGATTCCATCAGTCATACTTTTGTGGATTCCATGCAGTTGTCAGATGAGGATAAGGCAACATTGCGGGATTACATCAAAGGAGAGTCTGGTGTGCTTGGAACTATGGCACAGGCGTTAGATGAAGCAGATTTTACCATGTTTAGTGATGTTGGAACAAATGTGGTTGATGCAGTGACAGATGAAGTGTCAAATAGTCCGAAGCCGGCAATCGCTGGTGGAAATCTTGGTATTAGTCTGTACCAGGGAACGACAGATGCTCTGCAGATCCATTCCCCATCCAGATTGTTTATGCAGGTTGGACAGTATACGGTAGATGGACTGGTAAAAGGCATTGAATCTAAGCAAAACACATTGAATTCTGCCATGACCAAGATCATGAGTAATTTTGGCAAGGCATCTGCAGATGCTGCAAAACGTTCTGTATCAACATTGCCGCAGATTTATACAGTAGCATTCCAGAAAGTAAATGCTGTTACGACTGCAGGTATGCAGAAGAATAAGACCATTATGCAGACAGGCATGAATGCAATGGAAAATACCACAAAGACAGGTTTCAATCACATTCAGTCCACAGCAAATCAAGGAAGCACAGCATTTTCTACAGCTATGACGAGAGGAATGACTTCTGCAAAAGCGCAGGTTGTCAGCAATATAAATGCAATGGAGCGGACAGTAAATGGTATGGAAAGCAAATTCAAAACCAGTGGTTATTATGCAGCAGTTGGATTAGCAAACGGAATCAATAGTGGTTCAGGAAAGGCTATTGCGGCTGCTAATCGACTGGCAAACACTGTATCGCAGACAATCAATAACGCTCTGAAAATCCATTCTCCATCAAGAGTAACGGAAGAAAGTGGAGAATTCACTACAGAGGGTATGGCTGTTGGTATGCTGAATAAGATCCGGGAAGTACGTGAAGCAGCCAAACGTGTGGCACAAGAAGCAATTCCAACCGGTTATATCAACCGGATGGCGGCATCTGCCAATGCATTTCAGGTAGATACATCCTATTCTTATGCCGGGGACATCAATGCGAGATACTATTTTGAAATCCCGGTTGTAATTGACGGAAAAGAAGCAGCAAAGGCAACAGCTACTTATACGCAAGAAGAACTTGAGAAACGTAATAAGCTGAATAAATATATGCGGGGGTATCGATGATGTATGAATTTATAGACACAACTGAACGGGCTACTGATACCAATTTAGGCGCAGAGTCGTTAAAAATCAATGGTGAGTATATTGAGGATCTGATCCCTGGTTATCTGACATTGTACACAAGCGGCAGAGAGCTTTTGGAATGTGAGATTGCGACACAGGTAATTGGAAATAAGGATGGCGCAGATTATCGCGGAAAGAGATATCCGTCAAGAACAATTACAGTCGGATATCAGCTTTGCACATCGTCTGAAAAAGAATTCCGTGAGGCTTATAACAAATTAAACCGTGTACTGAATGTAGAACAGGCACAGCTTATCTTTGCAGATGAACTAGATAAGTACTTTGTTGGAACCAAAGTTGGAAATACGGCAGTTTCCACCGGAACAAATTGCGTGACTGGTGAAATTGATTTTTATTGCGCAGATCCGTTTAAGTATTCGCTTGAAGAAAAAGTTTTTACGACTATCAAGAATACGACAACTGGGGCATTGGAAACAACAGTGGTTAATAATGGAGTTCTTCCGGCAGCAATAAGCTATGAAATTATACACAACCACGAAAATGGGTATATCGGAATTGTGAGCGAATATGGAGCGCTCCAGTACGGAAATCCCTGGGAAGTAGATCAGGAGATTAGAAACAAATCAGAAACGCTTCTAAATCTTTCAGGCGGGGATAAGATTATAAAGCAAATTGCCAAGGGAACAGGTGTGTTGACGGATTCAGCTTTTCAAAGAACAGGTAATTTTACATGGCAGGATTATCATGATGGGAAAAATCAAGTTTTTTATCCGATGTTGGCTGCCAACTATGGAAGTGGGAATAACTGGCACGGACCATGTGGTCAGATTACATTGCCGGCAAAGAGTGATGGAGATACTGGAAGTGTAAGTTTCAAAGCCACGGCAAAGATTATGTGGGAACTTCAGTATGCATCAGAGATTGGATGTTTACAGTTTAATATCGGAGATACAGATGGAAAACTTTTGGCATCCATGAATTTGTGTCGAAAATCTGGTGGAAATCTGACAACGAACCTGAAATTAATTACCGGAAACAGTGTAAAAGGTAATCTGAATTTTAATCGAGGTCAGGCAAATGAGTACCATAAAAATAATGGCGGTGGGTATATGTATATTCAAAAAACAGGAGAACTGTTTGAATTTTACTTCGCTGGAAATAAATACCAGTATCGCGTATCGGAATTGGCCGACAAGAAAGCAGCTTCAATTACTATGTGGCTTGGATATCCGCCGAATAATACATATTCCTTGGATCATGCGATACATTATGCCGGATTTATTGATTTGTCATTCCGGACAGACAGTGTGGCTTATTTGCATGACATTCCGAACCGTTATAAAGCCGGAGAGGTTTTAACGGTAGATGGTCCGTCCGCGAAAATGTATATCAACGGAATCCCGAGTTTGAATGATGAAGCAGTTGGATCAAAATATTTTAAAGCCCCACCCGGAGAAACAAAGGTGGAGTTTTATTATTCTGACTTTTCAGATCCAGCACCAACGATCACAGCAAAGATTAGAGAGGCATATTTATAAATGGAAAATGTAAGAATTGCGATTTTGAGCAATATGGATAAGGTATGCGCCTTTATGGATAATGAAGCTGTGGATGGGCTGCATTATTGGGATGATGAATTGCATAGATACCTCAGTGGCTCAACGCATACTTTTTCTTTTAAGGCGGATGCAACGCATGAGGATTCAGTACACCTTACTGTCGGAAACAAAATATCGTTCCGCTATAAAATGAGAGACTACTATTTTAACATTGTGAGTTGTGTTCGGGATGAAGATACAGTTGAGATAGAAGCATTCGCTTTAATCTTTGAGTTGCTAAATGAGTATTCTGGAGAATATGCAGCAGCAAAAGCAATGACGTTTGCACAGTACATAGAGGCTTTTGATTATGAAAAAACATTGACGCTTGGAATTAATGAGGTTTCAGATAAATCCATTAAATATGAGTGGACGGGAAGCAACACGATTCTGGCACGGCTTTTTTCTCTGGCAAATGTATTTAGCGCAGAAATTGAAATATTACCACAGTTAAATATGGATTATTCACTGAACTCATTGGTTCTAAATGTATACAGAGAACATTCTGACCAATATCAGGGAATCGGAGCGAATCGAACTGATAAAATTTTGCGATACGGTGTTGACGTAGAAGGTATCACGAAAACATCAGATGTCACGGAGCTGTATACGTCCATCAAGCCGGTTGGAAAAGACGGACTCACATTAGTCGGAATGTCAAAGGTTGAAGTTGATGAAAATGGTGAACAGGAATATGTACTGCTTAATCATGATGGGATTATACGCGCTGTACAGGCACGTGATCGTTTTCCTTCCAACCTCATGGGAAAGCGTAATGACGGATATATTTTACGTAACTGGAGTTATGAAACCGATAATAAAAATATGCTTTATGGTCAGGCATTGGCGCAGTTAAAAAAGGACTGTGTGCCACAAGTGAATTACGAAGTAAAAGGTTACTTTGATCTTGGTATTGGCGATACAGTAGTGGTTTGCGATGAAGAATTTACACCGGAGCTATATTTAAGCGTCCGAGTGGTAGAACAGTCAATTAGTTTCACAGATCCGTCAAATAACAAAACCACAGTAGGAAATGTTCGGGAGCTTCAATCCGAAATAGATCCTGAGATTTTGGAACGTGTGCATCAACTGGAAACAGCGATGGGAGCGGCAGATAATAAATATGCCACCAAAGACAATTTGGAAAATACGAATAAGAACGTATCAAATGTTGCTGGAAAAGTTTCAAATTTAGAAACTGTTGTCGCTGGAAAAGTAAGTACAGAGGAATTAGATGCGCAGGTTGCCAAACTTGGTTATGTAACGGCTAAGAAAATTGAAACAGAATATGTAAAAGCAGATGAATTTGAAGCAACAGCAGGCAAATTTGGCTATATAAAATCAAAGGATGCTGATATAACCTATGCAAACATTGATTTCTCCAACATTAAAGAAGCAGCGCTTGAAAAGTTATTTTCTGATACAGGAATTATCAAGGATTTAACAATAGAGAGTGGAAAAGTAACTGGTGAGCTGGTAGGAGTCACGATCAAAGGCAGCATAATCGAAGGTGAGACAGTAGCTGCAGACAAACTGGTAATTAAAGGCGAAGATGGACTGTACTACAGACTGAATGTTAATGCACTTGGCAAAACTATTGTGGAAGCTGATGAGAAATATCAGAGTGGCTTGGATGGAGCCGTTTTAATCAAAAAATCAATCGTTGCAGAAAAGATAAATGTTGATGATCTTGTGGCTTTTGGAGCAACCATTGGTGGAGTGCATATCGGGGATGATGGAATCTATTCCGGTTCGAAAGCATCTATTGATAACACGACAACAGGTTTTTATCTTGGTAATGATGGTCAGTTTGCTTTCGGAGATGCTGAAAACTATTTGAAACTGTATGAAGATGGCGATAATTGGAAGCTGGCTTTTTCCGGTGAATTGGACGGAGCATCAGGAACATTTTCTGGAAACGTTGAAGCAAAAAGTTTGATCGTTGGGTATTATGATGCACCAGAAGGAGAGGAAGATGTATGGAATAGTTCATATTGGCTTACGGCAAACGACGGAGCGATTAGCATGAATGCACATCTTGGGCGAAATTATGCTAGTGTATCTTGTTCGGCTACAGAATCCGGAATACAATCTTCCAGTGGTGGTGGAGGCGCTTCAAGCGTTAAATGTAATGGCGGTGAATTAGAAATAAGCGCCAGTGAAAATTTACTTTTAAACGGTACTGACTGGGACACTTTCAAAAGCCAACATGGTTACGACTGGTCAACGTTTGGAACTGCTGATAATACAAGCACCTGGATGCCGGTAGCTAATGGAGGCAAAATATATCACAGAGATGTTGCTGCAACATTCAAGCAGGCTAATAATTGGCAAAACGGTACAACTAGATGGACCTGTCTGAGACTATCAAACGATATAGTGCTGCTGTTTGTAAAAGCTACCGCTACAACAAAAGTCGATATAACGTCAGCAGCTGCAAAAGGGTATGCCAGTAGAGAATACACGTGCGATCTTCCTATCACAATCAAGACAATCTTATACGCAAATTCTTATGTAGAGAATAACTATAATTGGGAGAATGTTGAACTTAAAATCCATTCGATTTCATCTACGGCAATTAAATCGCATTTTTGGTGTCAGAATTCATATAAAGGTCTACCTCTGTGGTGGTATTACATGCTTGTGGCACAAATGTAAAGGAGCAACTTATGTTAGAAAAATTACAGAAATTATACAACACCCTTGGAACAATCGAAACCAAAGGAGCGAACACAAAGCGGATGGCAATCTGCTTGACTTATCTTGAAGAGATCATTCAGGAGCAGGCAGAGAGTGAGAAAAAATCAGCTGAAACAGAAGCTGTAAAAGGAGAGGAGAAGCATGAATAATATTTCAATTGCCACATTCAAATGCGGCTCAAAATCCTGCGAACTCTACGGACTGTGGCAGTACGATTATGGTCAGATTCTTAGGATTCAAGACCTTGGACTTCCACCGGCTGTAGAGATTCACTTTTCGCTGACAGAAAAAGGTGGTTCGTCTATTACAAGAGTAGGAACTACCAAAGACGGAGTGACAGATGTAGTAATTCCAGATTCATTATTGGAGAATGACGATGCATCACAGGATTATTGGATATATGCATTCGTATACTTAACGGATGATGATTCTGGCAGCACGGAATACAAAATCGCAATGAAAGTAAAATCCCGTCCACGTCCAGAAGCCATTGACCGCCCGAAGGATCAGGAGTTATTCCGTGAAGCGATTGCAGCTGTGAATGAAGCGGCTGAACGGGCAGAGAACGCAGTAAATAATCTCAACGCTGACGTGTCAGAAAAAGTCACCCGTCCAGAAACCGCAGAAGTCGGACAGGCTCTTGTAGTCAAGGAAATTGATGAAACGGGCAAACCTACCACATTTGAAGCACAGGACATGGTTGAAGTTTCAGAATGGGCGCAGAAACCAGAAAAGCCAACCTACACCGCAAAGGAAGTCGGTGCACTGCCAGACGATACGAAGATTCCAACCAAGGTTTCAGAATTGGAGAATGACAGCGGTTACCTTACGAAGCCTTATGATGATACAGAGCTGAAATCCGAAATTGCCACCAAAATCACCGCGCCAGAGAATCCAACAGTTGGAAAAGTGTTCCGAATCAAAACTGTAAATGAAGATGGAACATTCATCGGCGAATGGGCTGACGGGGGGGTTGCTAATCTGGATGTGCAGATTAATGGCGAGAGTATTGTACAGGACGGGGTTGCGGAGATTCCGTTATGCACAAAAGCAAATACCGCAGGTCTTATATATATAGACCAATATTCAAATGGAGGTGGACTTTATAAAGCAAATACTGCTACTGGGTTAATTAGAATTGCGAAAGCTACCGATAGTGTATTGACTGAGAGAGCAAATCAATATTGCCCAGTGGTTCCTGCAAACCTTGATTACGCCGTAAAAGCCGCCATGTGTGACGGCAAAGGTGCTGCGTGGACTGCTGAGGAACAGGCGGCGGCTAGAGAGAGGATGGGAATTGATGAGTATGAAGATGTTTTAGACGTGACACTTGAAGAAGATAGCTTGTTCTCCGTAGATTTTGAACATGAATACAAGAAATTGTATATCTATATCGACCAGTCTGGAGTTGAAGGGGATAAATGCTCTACTATATATTTCAATCCTTATTCATATATTGGTAACGATGGCAGAAAAATAAATTCATTCAGCGTCTATGAACAGACTTCCATCAATTTCTGCAATATAGGTTCTATTTGGGAAAGTTCTGGAAAAGTTACCACACGTATCTCATTTGCGGGTAATCCACAAAAAAATTCAACCGGAAATATGCCTGCATGGATTAAATTT